GTGGTTAAACGCACTCGTAAACAAAAATCAGTTGAAGCGAAAATGGTTGAATCCGTTATTCGTGACTGGTGGGAAAAGTCACTTAAAAATGCACAGATAAAAGCGGGTGAAATATTAAGGTCATTTGAAATTTATGTTTTTCCCAAGATCGGCAATTTACCTCATGACGAAACTCACTTGTATGTCTGGTTATCGCTAATTGAAGAGGTAGTAAAAGTAAAACCTACGATAGGTGCGCGGTCTTACGTTATGCCAAAACCGCCCATCGATGGGGAATACGTAGGGGGATTATTTCTTTAAATCCGCTTATCGATGTGACAGACTATAACCCTAGAAATGCCCTGATAATAAAACTAGCGTTATTGTTTGGTTGCCGGATAGGGGAATTGCTAAAAGCGAAAATGACCGATTTCCATTTTACGAAAAGAGTATGGACAGTACCGCCCGAAAATCATAAAACAGGGCGAAAAAGCAAAAAGCCGATTATTCGGCTTATTATTCCAGCGGCAGAGGAATTGATAAAAACCGCTAAAAAATTGAATTATGGCAGTGATTATTTATTTACCGTGTCTGGTGGTAGACCGTTACGTGTAGGTGGACATATCAAATTTATTAGTAACCTCAATAAAAAAATGGCTCACAGATTTGAAAACTATACTCACTGGTCAATTCACGATTTGCGTAAAACTATGCGTACGGGTGTTGCGCAGTTAACTCAACCTCATGTTGCTGAAATTATGTTAGGTCATAAATTACCGGGGGTTTGGCAGGTATACGATAAGCATACCTACCAAGAGGAACAGCGAGATGTTTATGAGCGCTGGTGGAATAAAGTTAGTCAAATCGTTTACCCTTCTCCCAATCCATAATATCCTGCCTGGCAAAATTAAGCTCATCAGATCTAAACCGAGGGCGTGGAAAACCTTCCCGCCGTTGTTTTCCATTATCCGCCCACTGTCTGATAGTGTGTATTGTTACTTTGTACCTTTTTGCAAGTTCACTGGTTTTGACAAAAGGGGATTCATTCATAGGATTTTCTCCTTTATTACTGGTAAACGCTTACCTTTCGGTATGGGTAGTTTGAGTGGTGTAAATTCAGGTGGGATAATGGTTATTAGCTCTAGACTAATTCTTCAATGTGTCGAGGAGGAATACCCTAAAATAAACGATAAGTGCAGGCACTATCATAATGCCGATAACCAGTAGCTCTTGTCCGCCTAAATGGATGTTGCCTAATTCACCACGTTTATACCTGATTTGTGGGTCAATGACGGTATCGGCGTGAGCAATTTGACCAACAATGAGTTCGAAGGCAAACGCTGCACCGATAAACAATAATATCGTGATTAGTAATTTGATGATGTTAAGTTTCATGGTTGAAACTTTTGAAATTGGCTTATTTATTAACGCAAATCGCTTTAGCGTTAATATCCTTGAAAGTCTCAAATTCACGTTGAAACTGCTTAGAGGCGAATTGGCACATGTTCTCAGTGTCGAATTCCTGATTATGAACACTGGCAAAGTTACTCGATGCGTAAGGGCTGGCGTACACTGCCAGGATTAAAATCCACATGGTGGGTTCTTCGTTATTAATGATAATAATAATGATAAATATTTGATGTTAAAATATAAATTTTTGTAAATTTAAGGTTAATTCTTTATTTTTCTTCTATGATTATTGCAGATGATAATTTTTATTCCTTTCACGTTTTTTGTGGTCAAATTCATTTTTCCCTGGTGTTGGCCAGCATTGCGCTGGTCTTTTTTTTTACTTTCTCTTCATCGCTTCTAGTAATAAATCCTGTATTGCCCGTTTCGAGTTGCGACGTTTCATAACCACTTCATCAAGGGTATCTTTAGCGACGATATGGTGAATAAAGACAGGGCGGTTATGTCCGGCTTGCGCTTGACGGATGGGGCCGATACGTTCGATAATTTGCTAGTACTGCTCTAAATCCCACCAGTGGGAGAAAAAGACCAGAATATTGCCGCCATCCTGTAAATTTAAGCCGTGCCCACAGTTTGCAGATTGGGCAAAAAGTAACGGGATTTTGCCATTATTCCAGTCGGTAAGGGTTTGTGGATTAGCGTCTAAATTTTTCCCTTTTGGAAACGCTTTTAATAAACGCTCCAGGTCATGTTTCCAGTGGTAAGCAACAACCAGTACTGTCATCCCTCCGGCTTCATTGACAATACTTTCCAGCGCCTGGATTTTGGCATCGTGTATCACTGTCCAGTTGTGATTGTCATCGCTATATATAGCGCCGGCTGCAATTTGCAAAGTTTTTATTGTTTTGACCGCGGCATTTAACGCTTCAATAGCGCTATCACCCAATTCAAGAAACAGTTCTTTTTCCATGGCCTGATAGTGTGCTCGCGCTTTTGCAGGTAGCGTAATGTTGATAACGTTGTTTATCGGCTCTTCGATATCGAACCAGTCGGATGCATCAAGGGATAACGTGACATCACTGAGTGCTAACTGAATTTGTAGCTGCGCAAACCCTAAAGGCTCAAACCTGCTCCACTGTTGTCCGGGGAACTGGATGCGATTAAACCAGCGAGACGTGAACGCATTATGGGTTCTGCCTAGGCGTTCTCTCTGGCCAACAAACCACGCTCGCCCCCATAAGTCCATCAGCCCGTTGGGTGAAGGCGTACCGGTCAGATTTACCCATCGATGAACCGATTTATGCGCGATTTTGGCGAGTGCAGCGGTGCGTTTACCGCCTTTGCGTAACCGGAATGATTTTAACCAGGTGCTCTCATCGGTGATAATCGTGCCAAAAGGCCAACTATCTCCTAGGATGTCGACTAGCCAGACGAGATTATCATAATTGATAGTAAATACGCTGGCATGGGTATTTTTGAGTGCTGCCATCCGTGTTTTGGCGTTGCCAATGATGGGTTGCACTTCGATATTATGGCGGCGGTTCCATTTAAGCGCCTCATCCGGCCAGGTGGATTGGGCCTACCAGTAAAGGGGCTAACACCAATGTGGGTTTGGTTTCACTGCCTGCAAGATAGAGATTTTCTAACGCCGTCAGCGTTGCTGCTGTTTTACCCATTCCCATCTCCACCCAGACATTTGAGCGTTTGATATCGAGCAGGTGGTTGATAATGAGATTTTGGTAAGGTCGGGGGGGTGAAGGTTTTAGCGATTGTCTTTTGTTCAGGCGAAAATCTGGATAGTTTTGTCATGGGTATGTAATCCGTTCCAGTTCTTTTTCATGGGGAGTTTGTCAGTCAGATACTGGTCATAAATTCGCTGTGCGCCTTTTCTCAGCAAAACAGGGCGATAACTAATGAAACTATTCGCACCATGTGGGCTTATTTCGTTTTATTTTTCGGTTAAATATTTATCCAGAGCGGTAGCGGCAACACGCCCGCGTAAATTGTTACCGGACTTACTTTCGTTATAGAGCCAGTTTTTCGCGGCAAGATAATGATTTATCTGTTGGCTGTTTACCACGTTAAGCATTTTGCTAAACTGGGTAGGGGGTTATACCTTCTTTGAGGAGATTTTTAAGACAATCGTTTTCGGTTGAGAGACTTTTATTTTCCAGTAATAGCTTTTCTTTCTCTTCCTCAGCACGAACAACCATGAGAGCGAGTTCTTTTGCTGTTGGTAGTAATGTTTGAGCTTGTAAAACACGTCTTTCACATTCAATAAAGTACTGCCTTGCCTGTTTCCCTTTTTCGTTACGCTCAACCATTGACAACTCTTTCGCCATATCGATGCTGATGTAGTAGTCTTTCATCGGACGTTGGCGAGATTTTGCACTCGCCAATTTTGGCGAGCTCAAATTTTCAACAATTATGTAATCCTGATTTTCAACAAATCCGTATTGTCTAATTCTGTCTTTGATCCAATTGGAAAAATCTTTTCCAATTTCCAAAAACGCATGTAGATCACGGGCATTAACCGTCTGGATTAATCCGCCGTTAATGTTTTTTGTTTCGATGTTGATTAAATTTGACATAAGGATATTCCTCAATACTTAAATTGATAAAAGATTGCCCCTTTAAAAAGGGGCGTTAAGATTAATTAGTGACGTTCTAGGAAGTGGGTCAATTTACCTTCATACCAGTGATCGGTGCGAGCGGTGATTATCCCGATTTGTTGATGGTGGAATTGTTCAAAAAGCTGTTTGATCTCCGCTAAAACGCAATTGACATTCTCACGCTTACGTAAAAGTCGTTTGATAACCTGTTTTTCAGCATCATTGATAATCTGGCGTAATGACTCGGTGATGTAATAAATCCGTCTGCATTCTTCAGCCATCAGCGGTATATGCTCTACCTGAAAATGTTCAGGAGATGGTGTGCCAGTGACTTCACTCAACGCCAGCCACACCGCATTACTCCATGAACGCTCAAACCGGAAGCCATTTGTCATACACCAGACTAAATGTATCAGGTTACGGGTGTCTGAATGGCTAAAACGCTCTACGGCTTTAGTTTGGGGTTGTGGTTGATGGAGATCATATTTACCAGTTTTGCGGATTGATGGAAGGACTTCATTAAACACCCAATCCTGAAATTGTTTTGCCTCGGTTTTATTACTGCGGAAAATAACACGATAAAGGTTAGGTTGATTGACAAATGTGAGTAGTTGATTTCCACCTTTTGTAAGGGTTACATGTTTTGTAACCCCTTTATTATCCATTTGAAAACGTTCAGGGCTTGCAACAATAATGGATAAAATTTCACGTACATCTTTAAGGCAGAACCACGGCTCAAAATTTATTATCTTTATGCGTACATCATGGGTTTCCTGGAAAGAAAACGAGATAGCTTGTGTGGTAGTCATAATATGACCTCCGATAGTGGTTTGAATTTACTCACCACCTAGAGGAGCAAAACTCATATTGGCGGTGAACTGAACAGGATTTGCACTACCGGAAACCACCGACCGGCCAGCTTTTCAGCTGCCCTATCCAGCTCACCATTGAAAGGTATAGCTAGATTACGACATTAAAAAACGCGCTCGCGGCGTGTACATGTCCGCGGTAGCTTACAGCAGGGTGCAAATCCCGACATCTGGTTTTGCAGATGCAAATAAACTATAGCGCATGATTTCTTCTTTCGTCAATAGAGATTTAAAATATCAATTTTTTACTACGCTGTGGCAATCCCGTTCATCATGACACCTAATAACCTAGGAAATTGGCTATCATAGAAATGGGGTTGCGTTTGACGAGGATGGTTTGGGTCTGTTAGGTTTTTGCCAAACTGTAATCCTTTTTCTGTCAGTGACCAGAATAATTTTTCTTTATCAGGATGTTTGCTACTTGGACGTGATTTACGCTCAACAATACCTAATAATTGCAGACGTTTAAAGCCAGATGGTGGGCTGTAAGGCTTGCCATGTAGTTGCAAAAGCTCCGTAAAAGAATGTGTCACTTCGCTTGATACTGTCAAATTTCCTTCGGGTGCATCAACAGCATAAGCGGGTAGTATATCCCGCATACCAAGGGAAGATTGCAGTTTTTTCATTGCGCCGAGTAGACCAGAAGGGGCGATACGTAGTTCTTACTTGTAAAAAGCGATCATGGCGAAGCTAGCTTGCACTTTATCGGTTAATGCGCCATTGTTGCTTTTTACTGAATCACGAAATTGTTCATAAACCTAAACTTGGAATGCAGGTTCGATCCATGCGGTATATCTAATGGTAACGAGTTCATCTGCCCAAGTTCCTGATTCAATTCCACCTTTAATCACATTAACCGAAGCTCTTTTTTGAGCATTGCTTAAGGATTGTACAAATGAGGCTATTCCATCACCTCGTAGAAAGTTTGATGGGTGTTGCGATTCTGTCGCTTTACCTTGTGCAACGGCGGCACGGTGTAGATCATTTAGACAATAACGCCCGAAAGCGTCTTGGCGTACAATGGTATTTTCGATAACAACTAATTTAGACATAAAAATATGCCTCCTTAGTTAAACAAGGGGATCAACAAGATAAGTTGCTTAAATGGTTTTCAACCGATAGTGGGTAAAATGCTGCTTAGATCCTGACTGTCCAGAATAATGACCTGATGGCCTAGGGCAAAAGCCGTGCGTGTTCGCATAACTGGTATGGAGTGGGCTTTCGCCTGGTGCTTTGCATTCCACAAAAATAATGTTGCCATTGGGCAGGGCGACTAATCGGTCAGGCACGCCTCGTCGCCCGGGTGAAACAAATTTATAGGCAATACCGCCGATTTTTCGAGCTTCATGCACCAAGTGCTTTTCAATATTGTTTTCCCTAATTAACCGCATGAATCCATCCTTTTTATATGTTCCCACTTAATTTGCATCAAACAAAAATCGGCGCGGTGTTCACTCCAGATACGATTATCACGATTTCTCGCCAGTCGGTTTGCCTGTGACCATGCGCGTGCGGTTTCATGGTATCGCCTGCCTGTTCAAGGTGAACTGCATCGTGTGCCGCCTTAAAATAAAGTGGACTGTCGTTTTTTCTAAAGGCCCTGGTGTTTATTTTATCCTGTGTAATTTATTCCTTTCGATAGCGATCAGTCTCAAACCCAGCTGCATTAAGCGGTAAATCAAAAGCCCAGTAAGGCTTGGCACTTAACAGTGTACTTAACACCTCGGCTGAGAATTGTGGGGTATCTGGCGCTTCGCTGATAATTTCATCATGGACGGTTAGGACAATTTCATAACCCGTCTTTTCAATAGGTGGAATGTTATAGGCTAATACATCCCGTGCAGTGCTCTGACATATATTTTCAGTAATTTTCCCCCCGTAGGTTTTTAACCGTTCCCATTTTCGGTTGTAGGGATTAATACCCATATAGGTGATTTATCCATTTTCTATTTGCGCAGAAGGGTAGCAAATACTCCGTCCTGATGGTAAAAAAATCCTGAGCCAGCCTTTATCGGGACGGACAGTAAGTTTACGGCACTTAAAAGGTATAGAATGGCGTTTTTTACTGCATCTTCAATGTCGTACCAAAAGGATACAGTTTGCGGGTGAGCATTGCGCTACATCCGTTTAAGGGAATCGCAGGTAACAAAGACCTTTTCGCTGAGGCCATAAGTTTTATCTGTTTCAACGGATTTTTGATACCAGCTTATTGCTTCTCGTTTAACATTAGGCGGTATGTTAGGTAATGAGGCTTTCGCCAGTTCATCTAAATCCAGACCGTAGGCGAGGGCGAACGTCAGAAATACCACAACCCCACCGCCATAGCCTAAGCCGGGTTCCATCAGCTTACCGACTTGTCGTTGGGCTTTAGTGACGTTTTCAGGTAAAAGATTAAATGCGCGCGCATAGGCGAGTTTATACAGGTCATCGCCCTTGACGTTATCAAATTCGCTAAAAGCGTTGACTTTCCAGTTTTCCCCTGCCAACCATGCCAGCATGCGGCCTTCAATATTTGATAAATCGGAGATAACCAGCTTCTTACCCAGTGGGGCAACAATACATCCTCTAAGTACAGAACTGGTCAGTTGCATAATGTCATCAAAAATCAGCTCTGTGCATCCGGCTTTTAACGCTTCAATCCCGTTATCAAGGGTATTTTGGTCAAGCGTGGGTCTGGGGAGATTATCGGGCTGAAAAATCCGCCCCGCCCAACGTCCGGTGCGTGAAGCGCCATAAAATTGCTTAGTCCATCGAAGACGTCTATCTGCGCTTACCGATTTTAACAGCGCTTTGTATTTACTGGTGCTGGTTGTGTACGATTGTAGACGGACTGACAGCAGTTCGCGTAAAGCCTGTGGGATATCGTTAATGCGGCGCTGTAGCGTGCTGGCTTGCATATCCGGTAATGTGATGCCAAATGCCGAGGTAATTATGTTGTAATAGTGCATCACGTTGGGTCGTGGACTGTACAGTGTTACCCGTTAATTGCGGGGTGACGGTTGATAACCGTTTTTGCTCGTTTTCAACGGCAGTCAAGGCGCTTTTCGCCAGTTGAACATCTATGCACATTCCAAGGCGATTAATTGTTTGGTCTAATTACCATAACACTATTTCGTCAAAATCCATATTCCAGCGGGGTAAATGTTGATAAATTTCGCACATCGCTAAAATATCAGAGCCTGCGTAAGTTTTAAACCGTTGCCAATCTTCGAAATGTGTTAACGCCGTGGCGCGCTGTATTTTACTGTTTTTAGGGCGCGGTTTGTAAAATAACTGTATAAGCGCTTTACCCTCTTTATCTTTGGCTTTATCGCTATCGACGTTGAAAATATCGCAAAGCGAACCAAACGCACCTGGTAAGCCATGTGCCAGTGCTTGTACTAATGTGTCGTGAACGCGGGATAACGGTAAGTCAATATTTAACACGTGTTTTAAAATTACCGTATCAAACATCCCCCCATTATGCGAGACAGTTAAAATCGCAGAGTCATCAAGATAGGCTTTTAAATCCTTTGGCATCGTTTTATCTTGCGTCACATCCCAAACCTTTACGGGTTCATGATTATAAGCATACGCAAAAAGTAATATCTCTGCATTTTCAGCATAACGATACGTGCCACAATTAATCGAAATATCGCTATAGGTTTCTAGATCGCAAAACAGTAAATTTTGCATAATTCATCCTTATCAGGCGGTAACGGAAAAACGCCCCATTTTAGGATGATACCACTGACTGCCGCGTTTCTCAGACTCAAGCATCGCCTTATCCAGCGCGTATTTAAATGCTTCTTCCTCAACTACCGACATTTGGGTAATCTGACCACCTGGCACTACATGGGGCACTTTTTTGTAAGGCACCTTCCACGCTGTGACCAATTACCGACATTTCGCATCGCTTAAGCCGTACTTTGTTTTAAGATAGCTATGCCTTGGAAACCCGTTGGGATAGTGTCTTGTTTGATATGCTCGATTTCTTCTAAGACTTGCTCTACCTGATGCTCGATACTCTTTAACCGACGCTCCTGTGCAACGTTAGCTAAGGTCATTGCTGCGATAATTTCATTGGCGCTTTGGAGTTTACTTTGCCGCTCCAGTTTATCAATCAGCGAGCGGCGAACCGCTTTCGACTCACGCGCGACAACACGAAGCGCTTGCTTAAGCGTCATTTCGATAACTTCTGATTCCGTGTTGTTCATTTTTTGCACTACACTTTTTGTGTAGTACTCTCCCTCAAGCTCATCCTTAATGTTTTCAATAAATTTGTTGTTTCTAATTGGTGGTTCACCATGTTCTTTTCGTGTTTCGTTGACCATTAGCAGTAATTGTTGTGAGTCGATCGTTTCACTGCCGACTAGTGTGATATTTTGTGCGTTCATTAGATTTTGCATATAAAGTTATTCCTCAATAATGAAATTGATGAAAGATTGCCCCTATAGAAAGGGGCGTTAAGATTAATTAGTGACGTTTTATGAAATGGGTTAACTCACCTTCATACCAGTGATCGGTGCGAGCGGTGATTATCCCGATTTGTTGATGGTGGAAATGTTCAAAAAGCTGTTTGATCTCCGCTAACACGGTATCGATATTTTCACGTTTACGTAAAAGTCGTTTGATCACCTGCTTTTCAGCGTCATTAATAATCTGGCGTAATGACTCGGTGATATAGTAAATACGTCGGCATTCGTCAGCCATTAACAGTATATGCTCTACCTGAAAACGCTCCGGTGATGGCGTGCCCGTCACTTCACGTAACGCCAGCCAAACCGCATTACTCCATGAACGCTCAAAACGGAATCCATCTGTCATGCACCAGACTAAGTGTGTTAGATTGCGTGTATCAGAATGGGTAAAACGCTCTGAGGCTTTGGGTTGGTATTGAGGGTTAGGTTTAACGGTTTGATTAACTGTTTGTTTATCGAGGATATCCAGCACCCATTTTCTGAATTCTTTTGCTACAGCTGTACGTGCGAACATAGCGACTAGGTGTGCCCCACGTAACGAGAATATACGAACTGGCATTCTCACCGTTCCCGTTTTTCTAACGACGCCCAAATTGACCATCGTTGCCATACATTCCCAAAATTCATCTTTATTGCGATTAAAAATTTTTGTTACCGAATCTGTTTCTATATATTCCAGTGCTTTGGCGAGTTCAGCAAAAGTAAACCAGATTTCTCCATTACGAGAAATAGTTTCAAGAATAGTATTACGGAAAACTAGAGTAGTCATAGTAATAATTTCCTTTGTAGGTTTAGGATAATCACCACCTTTGAGGTCAATCTTGGGTGGCGAACTGGACGAGGTTGACCTTACCGGCTACAAAGGGACCGGCAAGCCTTACGGCTCCCTCATCCAGCCCACCATTGATTTTTGATATGGCGGACTGACGTATAAAAAACACGCTGTTGGCGTGCTATGCGCCTTTGTAGTTACAGCAGGAGGTTAATTCCGACATCTGATTTCGCAGATGCATATAAGCTATAGCGCATGATTTCTTCTTTCGTCAATGGGTATTTTGTGGTTATAATTGCGCGGTCTTGGGTTATTAGCTTAGTGGGTAGAGCAGTGGACTCTTAATCCATCACGGTCGCAGGTTCGAATCCTGCATAGCCCGCCATTTTACCGATGCTTCTTTGCCAATCGCTTATTCTCTTTTCTCAAGAATTGGTTTTCTTCAGCCAGTAGTTGGATCATATTGATTAATGTTTTGGTTTCCTCATCGGCGTAAACGGGTTGCGTTAAATCAAGCAGATAATGGCTGTTATTACTGGCGTTAGTGAGAGTAAGGACTTTAGTCATATTATCTAATTTTATTTTTAAGCCTCCTCAGGGTATTTACGCTTTACATATCAAATTTCCCTTAAATTAAATAGAGTAAAATTTACTCATATTTTTGAGCGGTGCCTGATTATTTCACCACTTCAGGCGGCAGTAGTTCCCTGGTGTTAACTTGCCAATAACTCTTCTTCCTCAGCCATGCTAAGGTCGTCAAACTCTTCAACAGAAGCTACGTTTCCACCACTAAACGCATCATCATCACGGAAAAACTGAACGCCTATTAATGACGCTGAAACCCCTTTACCGTTAAAGTCATAGGCGTAAAACTCAATGATGGCGTTAACGTAACAGCCAGAATAGGGGCGACCATCTTGCGCCGTCAGAGGTGAAGTATTACGATCAAAGACTGACGCGAGAGCTTTATTACTGGCACTGAGATACATGTTTCCGGCATAGCCGTCGTATTCTTTATTGTCTCCATCCTGAAAGCAAAAACGGTTAGGATTATTGCAAATGTTGTTATAAATTTTTTCTACCTCTTTGGCTCCCCATTTTTCCTTAATAACCGCTTTAATCTCGGCTTTGATTTCATCAATCAGGTCAGTACGACTTTTGGCGATAAGGAAAGTGGCACGGTATTTGAATTCACTTTGACCACTAAACTGAGAAGGTTCAAATAAATCAGGGAAAGCCAGACGTACATTGTTTAATTTGATTTTCATCACGTTACCTTTTAATTAAATGGATTTATTAACGAGTGACGCTTCGATCACATCGTCAAAGTCGTTTAAGGGGTTAGTAATAATCGAAGGTCGTGGGTTAGATTCCGGTGCGATAACGGGTTTACCGTCTGCTCGTTCAATAAGCGCTTCCAGTTTTACCCAGCGACTCGGTTTGTCTTTTTTAAGCAGTTTTTCAGCCTGTGGCGGGCTGATAATTTTCTTGTGGTAGATTTTTGCTCCTGTTTAAGTTTGGCGTTTTTTAACAGCGTTTCGGCTTCATGCTCATCACATCAAGTGCGATTACCCTGTTTGCCAGTAACCAGTTTAAAGCCCGGTACCGATTGCTTGTTGTGTAATGCTTCGGCAACCCGATTGCGTAAGGCTTTACAAAAGCTTTCTATCAAATCGACATGCGAGTAGAGTTTTGCCATTTGCTCAGGGGTTAGTAGCGTAATGCGTTTTGGCGCATCGTTTAGTTGGGGTGTCAACCGTTGGGTTAAATCGACAAAATAGCCTCTGACTTCATTATGGACAAATTGCGTCTGGGCAAAACAAAAACACAATCCACCTTTTGCTTTGCAAAACCGGCATTGCTTGATGCCCAGTGAAAAGGCACTATCTGGTAGCGCATCAAGCCCGTTTCTCTCGGCAAGGGTTGCCATCTCCATGGCTTTTCCCCCTTAATCGGGCTAAGTCCCCAAAGTCTTTTAAGTCCTCAACCGATAGCGCCCAGTCAGACAGATGGTTAAGGCGGGGTTAATGAATAAAAAGCCGAACCGTTTTAAAATCATAAACTAGGTCAAACTGATGTAAAGCTTCCAGTGCATAGAGCATGAGTTGTTCGTTGTCCTGGGCATACACTTTAACGCCTTTACCGTATTTCAGGTCATGGATTTGTAACTCATCATCGCTGATAATAATCGCATCCGCGGTACCGAATGAATTCTCTACGCCAATGACCGCTGAAAAATCCACCCGTTCTTCAACATGTAAGATTTTCCCTTCCGTAAGTTGCCAGACGGTATCGATATAGGTCTGGACGTGTTCAATCATCTCTTCATCCACTTGTAGCGAATTGGCTTTTAGCAAGGGATATGTGCCGATATAATCTTTTGCATCAAAGCCAGATGTTCGCTTACGCCCGTCACTAAAAGGGTTTTGACGCATTGTTAGGATACTTTCTGCTAATGCATGCGCCGCGCTGCCTTCTTCCGCAAACGGCGATGTTTTATCGGGTAAGGTGGCTTCTACTGCGAGACTGGTGGAGCATTTAAGCCATCTATGCGCTGAGGAGGGAGAAAGTTTTGCATGTTCAGCCATCGCTACCCTCGGATTTATCATCGGTTAAAACGCTTTCCAGTTTTTCAATGAATTGAACTACATTGTCATCGGTAATATCACTCAGTCTTTTAGCATTAAGTTCATCGAATATTTTAACGACTTCATGCCGATAGCCTTTTTTTGCCAATTCGGTTATCAGTTTTGAAGATTGAGTGCGTGGGTCTTCAGCTTCTACCAATTTCACTTCCGCTGGTGTAGGCAATTCACGCACTAATGACAAGGCAAATTCACGACGTTCGGTAATGCCCTGGAGATTACCCCAATTAGCCAGTATTTTTAGGCAGATAGTTAATATCTTGGTTTTGGGAAGAAATTGCACCTTAGGTAACCCGTTTAAGGTACAATAAAGCGCATCAATTTGCCCGGTTTTGCTATCAGCTTTTTCAGATGCAAAAGTCGCTTCGGCTTTGGCCAATTGGGTATTGTCAAGTTTAAGCGCTTTGTCACCACATAAGACAGACAGGGCAACTACGTGACGCAAATCAAGCGATTCAATATCACCCTGTTCTACTTTAGGCGCTTCAACAATCGGTTTAACGGCTTTAGTAGGTTTCGTTTCTACCTTGGGGGTTTGAACCTTTTTCTCGGCGACAACCGGTGCTGGTTTGCCTTCAGCGCTAGCGGGCACTTCTATAGTAATTTCAGGCTTAATTATTTCTTTAGGCTCAACCATAGCAGATGGCGAAACAGGTTGTGGCTTAACATCCGGTGTGAAGGGTTTCGCCTTTTTCACCCCTGTCGGTTCGTTTGGATCACTGGGGTCATGTTCAGATTGTCCGACTAACTGACTGATTAACATTTTGTGGGCTTCGGCTAGTTGATTGTGAGCCATGATCATTTTCGTGTAGTTTTCTGTCAGTCTTGCCAGCAGGGGAGTATTTGCGGTAAACATTGTGTAGAGGCCTCAACGGTATACAGTGACAGGGAATTGGTGATTGACATTACGTTTTAGCGCTTCAAGTTTTTGTAAATAGCGTACACGCCGGACGTTGTTGTTCATCGGAAATCGCTCCGATGACAGGATTTTTGCTTTTTGCATGGTGGTTTTTCCGATGGAATGTGTTAAATAGGGTATGCCTGATATTTCTGGTGCGTCAGGGGGTTTTGGCGGTGTATGCCCGGAGCTATCCGGTTTATATTTACAGCCATATTGGTAGTGGCCTGGTGTTGATTTTTAACTTAATGACTGTATTTTGGTTATTTCACACACCCAAAAACCGACTTTTTTGGTGTTTTATGGTTCGCTTTTTCAGCGAGATAAAAATAATTATTGGTATTTTGTATTCTTAGATTTGGGTAAAAAATCACTTACCATAGGCCACTTCGCAAAATGGCCTATAATTAGTGTTGTTTGCGTTTGCATTTTTTTCTCTGCCAGTGTTGCCCTTTCACGACCATTTTTATCGAATAGTGTTAATCTTCTCGCCAGCCTGATCGCGTCTGACGGTACATCGCATTTAATGCGTAGGGGTCTAAACAGAAAAATCTGTGCTGTTCCGACTTTCTAAATTGTTAAAGAGCGTGTTAGTAGTTATTTGTTTGCCTTACACTGTACATATATCCATTTGTACAAATAACGTACTCTTGATATAATATATAATGCGATTTTTTAAATTTTATTTTCTCTAGTGCTAAAATACTCTGTAAATTTCTTTTGTTTTTCTGGATATGCTTTATTTGTTGCGTTGGGGGTTTCTGAGTTAGTATGGGCATCGTTCGTTAACTCGATTTGGTCACGCACTTTCACTGAAAGTGATTTTAATTCAATTGCTTTATCTAGAACCAAAGTATTCAAAACATCTCTTTCCTCGCCGGAAAGACCAAAAGAAATTCTTTGTAGTAACTCTATATTTGCTCTAATATATAAAAATTTTTAGCTAATAATGTAAAGTTGTTACCCATTCGTAAGTCTCATTACTAATTTCATTAAAATTTAGTTTACATAAATTTTAATGTCAAGATGTAAGGTAAATTTTATTTTACCTTATCTTGATATGGATAATTTTAGTGAAGAGATTTAGATATATATTGTACAGTTTTATCTAACAGCTTATTTTTGAGGCGAAAGTTTTTGAGTGAGTTCGGTGTATAATTTTCTATAATATTCGACTTTGTCTTCAAGTATTTTTATTAGATTATCTTTCTCAGTGTCAGGTAGCTGCTGAGCAAGTCTAAGTACTTTAATATCAGATGCTTCAATGTTTAGCTTTAGGTCTTGTATTTTCTCCAAACGATCTATACCAGCAATAATCCATTCAGGTGAGCATTTCAAAGCTTCGGATATATTCATTAATTTATCCCCACCTAAAACGCTTAGTTCTCTTTCTCATTGAGACACCGCTACGCGACTGACCCCGATTAGACCGGATAAATCTATTGCTATTAGACCTAATTCAGTTCGTCTTTCGTAAATTCTACGGCCTATTGCTTCCCTATCATATTCAGCCACTTGTAAACCCCTCTTTATTATATAAAATATTATTTATAAAAAGTAAACTTTAATTTATAATTTTGAGGTTTCTGAATGTTAAAAGCAATTGTTGTTAGTTATTTTCGCTCAAAAAGGAATGTTGCTAATGTTTTTGGGATATCTCCACAGGCTGTTGGACAATGGGGGGATGTTATCCTTGAAAAATCTGCATTACTTATTGAGAAAATAACCAATGGATCGCTTAAGTATAATCCTAAGTTATACAGAAAACACCATACAGAAAATTCACAACAAAATAATACCGACTAACACTAAGGCCAAATAATCCATGCAAATCAATTATTCCGTCGGGCGTAGTGTTACTGATCAGCGCCCGAGTCCTGCTGTTGCTGGCTCGTATGACGATCGTGATCACCTAAAAACATGGGGTGCGTTGCCTAATGAATGGGTGCACTTTGATTTAGTCCTTGGTTATAACGATAGATTATTACCTGTGGTTTGTAATGCTGAGGCTACTATTTCGCCTTCCAGTAAAATGAAAGCACTAGGTAAAACGCCCTCTATCTATAATTCTCAGCGACAGGTTATTGGTATAACCGAATGGACTAGCAAATCTTCCACAGGGGCAGATATTGAAAAATGGATGAGGGAGCCTGATTACGGCATCTGTGTTAAAACAGGCTCTGGCATAGTAGCATTGGATTGTGATAGTGACGATGTAGATGTACAAGCCCGTATCCAAGCCTTTATGCTACAGTTCTTTGGTCAAATCCCACCACGCCGTTTTCGAGATAACAGTAACAAATGCCTTTACCTCATCGCAGTGGAAGGTAAGTATTCTAAACGTGTACATCGTTTAAAAAACGATTTGGGGATCATTGAGCTTCTCGTTAAAGGGCAACAATTTGTTGCCATGGGCGCGCATCCTACTGGTGCGAGGCTTCGGTGGGATAATGATTTACCGTCTGAACCTTTTATAATTACGGAAAATTAGTTAAATGCTTTCTGGCAGGTATTAGCTACCGAATTACCCGTTGTGTCGTCGTCAGAATCGAATCGCTTAGGAAAAGTAAGAGACCGTTCGATCGCAACGCCTAATGCAACTGATGAAGTCGCTGAGTTCTTGGATAGTCAAGGACTAACATTAGACTGTGGCTGTAATGGAGAACGCTATATCACTTGCCATTTTGAAAGTGGACATAACACTGATAGTGGGGTCACTAGTACGGCGTATTTCCCTAAAAACACAGCCGGTTTTGAAGTAGGCCATTTCAAATGTCTGCATGCCAGTTGTGCACACCGAAACGATGGCGATTTCTTGCACGCTATTGGGTTTGGTAAAGATGATTTTGATGATCTGTCGAATAATAAGACTGAAGAGGGTTTTATCGATATCAATATAGATATGACAAGCTACTTCCTTGAACGTTTCATTTATGTAGTCAAAGGTGATCAGGTGTGTGATTTATCACGCCCTCCTTATAATTGTGTCATTGAAATGAAATCGTTTAAAAATTTGATGGCACCTTATCAAATACCGTCAATAAGTAAAAAAGGTCAACTCATTCCAGCAGCAAAATGTTGGATAGAGCATCCTAAAAAACGGGTTGCTGAAAGTATTGGATACCAACCCGGTGAGGGGCGTTTAATTAAACGACATGATGGGCGTTTTGATATTAATGAGTTTTATCTATCTGGCCATACAACGGTTTCTAATTTTGATAAATCAGATGACGTTTTTCTTAAACACATGGAATACCTTTTGCCTAAAAAAGAACAAAGGGACTTTTTTATTTCGCGTTTAGCCTGGATAGTTCAACGCCCCGATCGTCGATGCCCTATTACTATACTTCATATATCTATGTTACACGGAACGGGGCGAGGATGGATGATTCAATTGATGGAAAAAATTCTAGGCTACTGGAATTGTACAAGGGCGAAAATGGATGTTATTTGCAAGAATCAATACCATGACTATTTACATCATTCTCTACTATGTAGCGTTGATGAAGTAAGAGAAAACACGGATAAGCGGTATTTAATTAGCGATCAACTACGTGACATTCTTACCGAGCCTAGATTTGAAGTTAATAATAAAAAAGAAAATAACTGAAGACATTTTTACTAGCTTTCTGTTTTTATCAAACCATATAGATGCAATTATTATCCCTGAAGAAGATAGACGTATTGCAGTCTTTGGAGGGCCTGATCACTTACAAGATGTCAAGTATTATGAAACCCTTTATCGTTATTTATTTTACAAGACGCTAATTTCATATCACAGGTATTTTGGTACTTAAAATCCATTGATTTGAATCAATTCAATTGGCAAAGAGCGCCTAATACTGAAGAGCGTCAGATCATGGTAGAAAGTAGCCGTTCAGATGTTGCCAAAACCTTGCATGATTTGATTGATGATCCTATTTCTCCCGTTATGACCTATCAGCAGATAGTTAATTTTATTATTGGTGATATGGGTTCAGCAGTGGAAATCAATGCTAAACAAATTACGGCGATTTTAATAGCAAAAGGGTTGGTGCAATGTGAAAAAATAAAATTCAAAGTTGAAACTGTTCACCCTGGAGGCTTGTAAAAAAAGAAAATTAACAAACGAAGAAATACGTATAGCGTTAGAAAAATGCGAAGAGCTACAAGAAAAGGTGGTAGGTGCTGCTTGTTTTAAGTTATTACGTACGAGATAACGTAATATTTTGTTATATAATATACGTATTATATATGTTTAAAGTATCTGCCACCTCCCACCTTTTTTGTAAAGATGTAGATGCTGTAAGGCTTAATGTGGGTGGCTGATAGGTATTTTAAGTGTCACCTCCACGCTTTCACACTTTTAACGGAGCGAAAAGATCATGAGCAGAAATATTGAGAAAATACTTTTACACTGGGGCGGTTAGTGTGCGGGTAATCCGTATGCGGTGGTGAGCTGGTTGTCAGTGGCATCGGGCTTTAATCGCCTCATGCCCCGTTTACAGGCGCAAATCGCTTATCGTGCAGTGATGGGGATGTGCTAGTGATTGATGTGTGCGCCAGTCGCCTTAAGATGGTGGGTATGGCGAGAGAATTGAGTTACATTGAGGATTATTACATCAGAGGGATATCCAAGCGTGCCATTGCGCGAAAGTTCAAAGTGCGTGACGGTGAAATCAGAGAAAGAATGCAAATTGCGGAAGGATTTATTTTAGGATGCCTTAAATCCATTGATATTCAATTAGATATTGACGTATTGTACAAATATCATACAAATAGTTATCAAACACTAGTGCGCACGCAAAAGGTATGCTAAAATGCGCATGATGAATTTTTACGTACAAATGTAAACTGATAAATAAAACCTCAATTAATTATTTTTTGCTCACCTCGCTTTTTACGGCACCGCAATACTCATACATTCAATAATCAAAACGAGTAAGGCGGTTGGCTTCCTTTCCGTTTAATCGCTGTCAGGCTTTCAGGCCTACGTCATCGATTGATAAAATTCTGTGGCCTGATGAATCTCTTTATTTTTAAAAAAAGGATATCTTTATGCGAAAAATTAATCGTACACTACTTTTTAGCTTTTACACTGATAACCCCTATTACGACGCTAGCGTCAAAAAGTGTGACGGCGGATGACATTCATCAGGCAAAAGTCATTACGGAAACATATGGTGCGCCTAATATAGCCAATGGTCGCAATTGTGCTGCCGATGGCGAAGGTCTACAGGCAAAGCTGGCGCTTCTATTACCTTGTCCAAAACCCTCACCGGAACCGGTGACTTTCTGCTATTTTCAGCTTAAAGATGATAAGTGCATGACCACGACAAATGACTTCACGGTGGAAATTGCCAAATGTGATTTTAATGATGAGAAACAACGTTGGACGGCAGGGTTGAAAACTGGCCTCGAAATTAAGAATCTGGCAACCGATCACTGCCTGACTGCAAGGGGGCTAAATAATTTCCTTGTGGCACAGGCTTGTAATGGTGTTCCAGCACAGCACTGGCAATTGTCTTAATCAATCAAAAACAAACCAAGGGGGCGACATGATGTTGCCTCTCATCATCAAACTCTAAAAATAATGACAATGAAAATGTCTGAAAAAAACCGGGATGTGGGTTGCTCTGTTGGCGTGGATCCGCTACAATTAAACGGATTTTGGTTACGCCATTATCGCCGCTATTTTTTCGTTTTTACGTAACGCATGGCTTAAGTCTTCCTGGAGTCGTCGGATGTTAGACTCGCTGTCGTGTAGCACATTGGCTTTTTTGCTAAACCGTTACTGAATTTCATCGAAACACTATTAGGAATAACATTTCCCGATGGCCCACCGCAGGTGTTAGCGATTTATATCGGTTACGTGGGAACGGATTATATTCGCGCCCGTATAAACGTGTTTATTAAACGTAAAAACAAGAAGTGAACATGGATATTAGTTCTGAAGGAATAGCACGAATAAAGGAATTTGAAGGACTAAAGCTCCACGCTTACCGTTGTAGTGCTGAACAGTGGACTATCGGCTATGGACACACAAGCAACGTCAAGAAAGGTGATGTTATCACCCCCGAACAGGCGAGATTTTCTTGTATAAAGATATTGCACCGATTGTTGAATGGCTCAATAGCTTAATTACCGTACTGATAACTCAGACGCAGTTCGATGTGTTGTGCTCACTCGTTTTTAATATTGGAATTGGCGCATTTACCACATCGACGTTACTGAAAAAACTGAATGTGGGGGATTACCCGGGGGCGGCTAATCAATTTCCAAGATGGTGTTATGTGACACGTAAAGGAAAAAAAATTATTTCATCTGGATTATTAAAACGTCGTCAGGAAGAGAAAGCGTTGTTTGAAAGCAATATACGGGGAGTATAATATGTTATGGCGACCTTACATCCCTATCCTGATAATTATTGTTGGGTTGATGATTTATTTATCAAACTATCAAAATCTGAAAACGCAATACCAAACGCTAAAACAGCAATATCGTGAGAAAATTGAAGTGGGGAAATTGTACCAACAAGAGCTGGAAGATTTGCACCAACTTGATATTCAACAGACTAAGGAACTCAATAATGCCAAAGCTGAAATTGCCAGGCTGTATGATGCTGGCGTGCTGGCAACAAGCGGTTGCGCGTCAACGCCGTGTGTTCAACACCCCAAACCACTACCTCTCCCAGAGCCGACATGATGAAGCCACCGCAAAACTTAGTCCATCAGCTCGACAGGATTATTTCCGTCTACGGGAGATGATAGTTGAGAACAAAAAGCAGGTGGAATATTTACAGCAGTACATCAAAACACAGTGTCAATTCCATTAAAAGGAAAAGCAATATGTTTAAACATGAATTAGGTCAAGTCGTTCAAATTACTATCAATGGTGAAGAAGGTCATATCAAAGGCCGTGCTGAATACGCCAATATGAATAATCAATATTATGTCGATTACCTGGCAGCAGACGGTCGTGGTGTTGATGGCTGGTTTGATGAGGGTGAGTTGTCACCAGCGAAGCCGATATGACTGAACTGTGGCTAATTTTGATTTATTTTAAGCGTAAAAATAGTTTTATATCTGCCACCTGTTTTAATAATAAATTGTATGCCTCATCCGTTCTGGATTTTTCATGTTTGAGCTGATTAAAAGTCGATTGATATTGACAAATTAACGCTTCGAAGCGTTTCTGTTGTCTTTTAGATAACCGGCGCATTAAGCATGTTATGGCGGATTCTGGTAAGAGGAATGCAGTAGTAAAACCCCGTCGTTCAAACCATGACTGCATATAATCAAAATAGTCAATTATGGGGTTCAGCACGCCCATTAAATTCCTGTCTTTTGTCTCTACCAATTGCGTGTTTGTTACCAATATATAACCCCAGGAAAAATGTTAATAAACTAATCAGAGGTGAGTAAAGTTGCAGGATTTTTATCAAATCATTCATGAATATTGGTGGCTCCTTTATCCAATAATTACGTTTATTTTTGGTTTGTTATGTGGTGGTTTAACAGGTTGGCTACCATTTAGCTACAAATAATCAATAGGTTAAAAACTTTAATGATGAGACAAAATCAATTAAATGGTTAAACAGAAGTTTAACTATCATTAATTTTATCAGTGCTTACTGCGGCTGGATAGTAACCAGTATTATTTATTTAACGAGAAAATAAAATGAAACTTAATATGTTAAAGCCAAGATTGATGATATTAAATAACACGGCTGTTAAACCCTATCATGTTAGCAATCGACGTATTACTGGGTATCAGCTGCAAAAGCGTCGACTTAACATATGGAAAGACAACCCGCACTGCGCGGTGTGGTCGCTAGTCGATTACCCATCAGGATTTGAGCTTGATCATATCATCCCGTTGTTCAAAAGGGGTGCGGATACCATTGAAAACTGTCAAATCCTTTGCATATGCGAAGACGGTTGCCATCAGTGAAAGACAAAAATGGATTTGATAAACCATTGTTTTTAAATATAAAACAGTGTGGGGGATGTCGAAAAGGTTAACCGCCCTACTTTAAAAAACCTCCCGTCCTCTCATTCAGAGAAAAAATTTCGATTTTGAAAAGATCAACATTTGTGAAAAAACGATATGCTAACAATAAAAAAAAGAAATTTGCTGAGGCATTACGTGCGGGTAAAAATCCGCGAGAAGCCGCTATTGACGAGGGTTACAGCGAAAAAAGCACAATATCAAAGGGTAGTCATTTAGCTAAAGATCCCGATGTCATGAACTATCTAAAAATGTTGACTTTCGGGGTCAACATTTCGCAACAGAATACGACGGCAAACCTGAATAAAAATCTGGAAGATCCTGTTGACGTGATGACGTTGATTATGACAAAGCATATTAATACGGATCCAAAACTGGCATTAGACGCAGCAGCTAAATTAGCACCGTATATTCATAGAAAGCTAGATGATCCGGGAAAAAAGAGTTAAAAGCAGAGAAAGCGCAACCGTTAATCGATTTACAGCATTAACCAACACCATTATTAAAACATTAAAAAAGGGCTTACCAATACGCCGTAAAGCCTCGTTGTTCAGCGGCTGTCAAAAAGACTATGATTTAAGGCAAATCAACGGCAAAACATGCAAAAATCGATTTAAGTTTGGTTAACTTGGTGTGATCATCCAATCCAAGTTTAATTGATGTCCTTTTATAAGCTGCATTAGCAAGAATGCCATAGCATTTAGTATCTGATTTTTGTAATTCATTAAATTTCTGGTGTAATTCATCATCACTTAGAGTTGATTCATTATAAATTAATGCGAGATATCTCTTGGCCTGTATATTTGAAAAACATGAATGTTTAGCGTAGTCGTAGAAATACCGAATGACAGAAAGGCATGAAACAAAGACACCAAATAAAAGCAAATTTGAAAAGGGTGTAAAAACTGAACCACCCAATATAAACAAAATCACAGATATCAATTTATCTATGTCCCGTTAAGGTGCTAAACATTTCTTCTAAGTAGTAAGAATAATTAATATCAAAAATTATATTATGACGGTTCATAGTGTTATTTCTTTTGATTTAGTTTAGGTCTGAGCTTTTTAGGCATTTATTTCTCTTCAAAATCATCAGATAAATAGCGATAACATTTAAGATAAAAATGACAAAAATTTCGCATATTTAATCCTTTTTCAGTTCGTTGGGGTTAATTGATTATACATGATTTCAATCGTTGGGGAACGATGAAGCCACCGCTGTCTGAGGTGGCTAAATAATCAGGTATTAATAACTTAAAAGCGGTTGATTACGCGAAAACAAGGTTTGAAAATTATGGAACAGTGGTCAACCGCTTGTACAGATTGGGCTGAGCGTATAAAACAGGGGTTCTCAATCATTCCTAAGCCGATTTATCCTGAACAGGCCGAGCAAGCCCTTGATATTTTTAAACAGTTAAAGATTGTTGATGCACCGAATAGCCCTACATTTGGCGAATCGTGCGCTCAATGGGTGTTTGATTTAGTTGCAGCACTTTTGGGCTCCTACAATGTTAAAACAGGCAGAAGACATATCACCGAAGTTTTTATATTGATACCTAAGAAAAATAGTAAATCCACGTTAGCGGCGGGAATCATGATGACCGCCTTATTGCTGAATTGGCGAGAGGCGGCAGGCTATACCATTATTGCCCCGACAGTTTAAGTGGCGAACAATGCGTTTAACCCCGCTAGAGATGGGGTCAGGTATGAGGATGATTTAAATGATCTGCTTCAAGTACAAACACATATCAGAACAATTACCCATCGCAACACAAACACAACGTTAAAGGTTGTGTCTACTGATCCGAATACAGTATCTGGTATCAAATCCGTAGGCACGCTGATTGATGAATTATGGCTATTTGGAAAACAGGATAAAGCCGAAGACATGTTACGTGAGGCGATTGGGGGGGGCTAGCTTCACGCCCTGAAGGATTTGTCATTTACACTACTACGCAATTAAATGAACCTCCATCAGGAGTATTTAAACAGAAATTGCAGTATGCCTGTGATGTTCGTGACGGCAAAATATATGATCCACATTTTTTACCCGTTATTTTTGAACACCCTACTGAGATGGTAGAAAAGGGTGAGCATCTGTTGCTTGAGAATATTGCAATGGTTAATCCTAATTTAGGTTATTCCGTTGATAAGGTTTTTTTAAATCGAGAATATCAAAAGCCAAAAGAAAGTGGTGAAGCATCCTTTAGGGGATTTTTAGCCAAGCATGCGAATGTGGAAATTGGATTAGCATTGCGATCTGATCGCTGGGCAGGCGCGGATTTTTGGTCACAACAATCTGATAGCGAATTGACATTGGAGACGTTACTTAATTGTTCTGAGGTTGTGACGATGGGTATCGACGGCGGTGGGCTTGATGACCTTCTGGGATTGTCTATTGTTGGTCGCTGCAAAGACACGCGAAAATGGCTGTCATGGTCCTATGCCTGGGGACACAATTCTGTTCTTGAACGACGTAAAAGTGAAGCTACAAAACTACTTGATTTTGAAAAAGAAGGGGATTTCACTTTAGTGAAACAGGTAGGTGATGACAACGCGCGCACTAGCAAATATTGTTGAATATATTTATCAATATGGATTATTCGATAAAATCGGTGTCGATCCAGTAGGGAATTGGTGGAATTTTAGATGAAATTGTTCAGTGAGGAATACCACAGGAAAGTATTGTCGGTATATCCGCAGGGATGGCGATTAGGTGGCGCCATTCAAACTGCAGAATGCAAATTAGCAGAAGAAGCGTTTAATCCACGCAGAACAGTCGATGATGAACTGGTGCGTGAGTAACGCTCGTATTGAGCCAAAAGACAATGCCATATTAATCACAAAACAAGCCAGCGGTAGGGCAAAAATTGACCCGCTAATTGCGCTCTTTAATGCCATTTCACTGATGGCGTTAAATCTAGAACCCGCAAAAAAAGAATATAAAGTCTTCTTCGTTTAATCAATATCTTATTTTAATGAAAACCTCGTGTTAACGTGGTTTTTCTGGAGTCGTTATGCAAGATAAACGTTCCTATAGTCTTCTGACGATAAAATCCGTCAATGAAGATAAAAGGGAAATAACCAGTGTTGCAACCACACCCTCGACAGATTCTTACGGCGATATTGTCAATCCATATGATGGAGTATTTACGTTGCCTATCCTTCTGCTATCTTCTGCTATGGCAACACAATCAGGACGAACCGATAGGTGAAGTGCTAGAGGCCAAAGTTACAAAAGCTAGCATTGAAGTCAAAGCAAAATTAGCCAGATTAGCATCACCCTCAAGGTTATCAGCAAGGCTTGAAGAAGCCTGGGAATCAATCAAGTCTGGGCTTGTAAAAGGGTTTTTTATCGGTTTTAGACCGCTTGAGTATAGCTTCATTGATGAAGGCGGCATTCACTTTACAAAATGGCAATGGAATGAACTTTTCGCTGTCACTATTCCTGCTAACGCAGAATGTAATATTCAAACCATAAAATTATTATTCACCCCACCTGCCTCGTCCGGCAGCACTAGGCAAAAAAAATAAATTATCAAATTTAAAAGCTGGCGTTTCAGCATCAATCAATAAAAAGGAAAGTCAGATGACTATCGCTGAACAAATAAAATCATTTGAATCTAAGCGCTCGGCTAACGATGCTGCTCGTTTAGACATCATGAATAAAGCCGCCGAAGAAGGCCGCACACTTGACCAAGAAGAGTCAGAAAACTACGACAACCTAACGGCAGAAATCAAATCGGTTGATGCACATTTATCACGATTGCGTGAAATTCAAGATACGCAGATTAAAACCGCAAAACCCGTTGATAACACTCAAAAATAAATCTTAGACGCAGTGCGTAGTCGTTCCGGCATTGTTAAAGCAGATGAGAAACTCGCTCCAGGCATTGAGTTTGCACGCCATGTAAAATGTTTAGCATCCGCTAAAGAAAATACCCATCAAGCGTTAGAGATTGCGAAAGCGAAATATCCAGAGCAGCCACGCATTCAAAATGTTTTAAAAGCGGCGGTAAGTGCTGGAACAACAACAGACCCAGATTGGGCTGGTGCACTGGTTGATTATAAAACTTTTGTGGATGATTTCATCGAATTTTTACGTCCCAAAACCATTATTTGGCAATTCGGCACAGGAATCATTCCGTCTTTATTTAACGTTTCTTTCAATGTTCGTATTACTGGCTAAATTAGTGGCGGTAATGGATATTGGGTAGGACAAGCAGCACTCAAGCCATTAACTAAAGTAGATTTTAAATCAATTACGTTAGGTTTTGCTAAAGTCGCTAATATTGCAGTATTAACAGATGAACTTGTTAGATTTAGCACTCCTTCAGCTCACCTGTTAGTGCGAAATGCTTTAGCTGCCGCCATTATTGAACGTATTGATAGGGATTTTATTAATCCTACAAAAGCAGAAGTTGCAGGTGTATCACCCGCCTCCATCACAAATGATGTCACCGCAATAAAATCAACGGGAAATCCAGAAGCAGACGTTGAACTGCTATTTGAGGCCTTTATCAATGCGAATCTAACACCCACCAACGGTGTGTGGCTCATGTCATCAATGACGGCACCACTTGCACTATCGAAAATGAAAAATCCACTCGGTCAAAAAATGTACCCTGAGCTGACCTTATTAGGAGGCACATTCCAAGGATTCCCGGCAATTGTTTCGCAATATGTGGGTACTAATCTTATTTTAGTAAATTCTTCAGATATTTACCTAGCTGATGACGGCCAAGTTGTTATTGAAGCGAGCCGTGAAGCCTCATTAGAGATGGAAGATCAGCCTACCAACAACAGTAAAACAGGCAAAGGTGCTCAGTTGGTTTCTATGTTCCAGACCAACAGCGTTGCGATTCGAGCTGAACGTTTTATTAATTGGCGTAAACACAGAACAGAAGCGGTAGGGTAGGTTTCAAATGTTAACTACAAAACCTCTGTTACCGACCCAAAGTCTTAACCGCCGATAGTACAAAATTTACGGTGGATAACACAACGTTAACAGCAGATAGCACTAAGAGTAAGGATAAATAATGGTAGATATTAAAAAAAATCAATATTCGTACCGGTACTAATGATGGCACTGGCGATACCTTGCATAATGCCTTTAGTGTAGCTAATGACAACTTTGAAGCACTTAATGCCTTACCCAAAAAGGGGACAAAGGCGTAGGTATCAAAACAATTACAGCATCAAAAACAGGAAACACGGTGACGCTGATAGTAGCGTTGACAGATGGAACAAAGCAAACACCTTCCTTCGAGGTTTAGTAATAAAATGGCGCATATCGCGCCTTTATTTTTTACAAGAAATGGATGAATTATGCCCGTTTTCAAAAAATTAAGCGGTTTTTTGCGTCGCTCATTTTCAGGTAGAAATTTAGGAAGCTGTGGCTGGTTTCCGTTTATTGTTAAAGAGCCGTATCCCAGTGCCTAGCAAAAAAATATTGAGTTAAGTCTAGAGGATATACTCGCTTATCATCCAATTTTTGCATGTATCACCTTAATTGCTTCTGATATTGCAAAGTTACCTCTGCTTTTAAAAAAGCAAGATAGTCATGGCATTTGGATTAATACAAACACCCCCCTTAATTTCCGTTATTAAAAACCAAAATGCATTACAAACACGTAATCAATTTTTTTGAAAACTGGCTTAATTCCAAGTTATCGTCTGGTAATGCGTATGTTCTTAAAAAGAGAACAGACAGAGGAAAAGTTAGCTCGCTGCATATCCTTGACCTCAACAGAATAACACCCCTTATCAGTGATGATGGTGAAGTTTTTTATCAAGCATCCGTTGATAATATTTCCGGTGTTAAAGATACCATCACAGTACCGGCTACTGAAATTATTCATGATCGCTTTAACTGTCTTTACCATCCCTTAGTGGGTTTACCGCCGATTTATGCGTGTGCGATGGCAGCATCACAAGGCACAGCGATTATGAGAAATTTAACAAATTTATTTGTAAATGGCGGAAAATCTGGAGGAATTATTGAGATACAAGGAAAACTTTCCGAGGACTCAGTTCGTGAATTAAAAGAACATTGGGAAACAAAGTTATGGCGGTAAGAATGCGGGTAAAACAGCAATTATAACCGAGGGGGCCCAAATATAATTCTACCTCTGTTAGTCCAGTTGATTCTCAACTGGTTGAGCAACTTGGATTAACCGCAGAGATTTGTTGTTCAGTTTTCCACATACCAAAGTATAAAATTAGATTAGGCGAAGTGCCATCTTATAACAATGTCGAAGCCTTAGATCAGCAGTATTATTCATAATGTTTACAATCACATATTGAAGCCATAGAAAATTTACTCGTAGAAGGATTAGAACTGCCTGATAAAAATAAAATTGAATTCGATTTAACCGATTTGCTGAGAATGGATACATCTACTCGTTTTAAAACTTACGTAGATGGTATCAAAGGTAGGTGGTTGACAGCGAATAAAGTTAGGAAAAAGGAAAATTTACTCGCAGTGGAAGGAGGAGATACCCCTTATTTGCAGCAACAGAATTACAGTCTTTCAGAGCTTTCTCAACGTGACAGTAATTTAAAAAAACACACAGGATCCCGCACCGCAAAACGCAGAAACACCAAAATAGCTAACCGAGAGCGAGAAACGGGCATGTCAATTCATTTTTAAAGGAATTATCACAAAATGAACGAACGCGAGTTGTCATTATTAGAGGCAATTGGAGAGGCCGTTACCGATGTCTTGGCTAAACAGGAAGTAGATCTTGTTGAGAAAATAAATAGTGTTAAAAAACATGTTGATGAACAAATTTTAAATTTAAAACAGGAAATAAAAAATAAAGAAATTGTTATCAATGAAAAAATATTAGAAGCAAAAACAAAAAACCTTATTGAAGAACCCGCAATAGAACGACCTGAACTTAGTTTGCTAGATATTGAACAGTTAATAAATGCAAAAATTGCTGATGTAGTTCAATCGGTTTCTGCTGAAAAATTACCGGATATCCATGCTTTTATCACTGATGCTATCGATAAACTACCGAAACCAAAAGACGGTAAAGATGCCGATCCAAAAATCGTAGCTAAAGCCCTGCTTGAGATAATACCAAAACCTCAAGATGGCAAGGACGGCAAGAATGGAAAAGACGCATTAAATATTGAATTGTTGCCTAGTATTGATGAATCAAGAAGTTATCCTAGAGGCACATTTGCAACACATAGAGGGGATATCTGGCGTTCGTTTCAGCAAACAACGGGTATGCACGGCTGGGAATGTGTCGTTAACGGACATTATACAGAAAGTGAAGAATTCAAAGATGCTAGAACACTATCAATTCGATCTGAAATGTCGAATGGACCTATCACAACCAGCGAATATACCATTCCAACCATGATTTATGGTGGTATTTATTCTATTGAAAAAGAATATCAAACCGGAGATGTTGTTTACCTGGAGTGGCTCACTTTGGCACTGTAATGAAAAAACACAAGATAAACCTGGTGAAAACGCTTCTAAAGGTTGGACACTGATTGTTAAACGTGGAAGGGATGCAAAATGACCATGATGAACATTGTTACAGTAGAAGAGGTAAAAGCACATTTACGCATCGATCATGATGAGCTGGATAGTGTATTACAAGATAATATTAATGCAGCCACCGAAGCGGTACTCGATTTTGTTGATTACTGGGTAGAAAAAAACAGCAACAATTAGAATAAAATAAAATAAAATAAAATAAAATAAAATAAAATAATATTCCATATTTTGGCGTGTAAAAAGCGCAATAATAATATTTTTTAGTATAAAATATCGTTATCCGGAAGGTTCTGATAATAGCTTATATCAACGTGGTGAACTCCATTTTCCCGTGACATCCCTTATTTATTCATTGCATAAACCTGTCATTATCTGAGATGTTCATGTTAGCAGGATCATTAACTAAACGTATTACACTCTCAAAATTTAAGATCATTCGTGATGATCTTGGCGGTGAAAAAGTTATTACGGAGAAAGTGAGTGAAGTTTGGGCTAAAGCAGAGGCGATATCTAATCGCAAAATACGAACGGCTGAGTAACAACAGGTCATTGAAACAATGCGATTCACAATAAGGCCAAGAAGTGATGTTGATATTAATTGGTTAGTTGGTTATCAAGACCGTAATTTCACTATGCGAGCTATTGATAGAAATGAATCCGATAGAGTGATCATAACCACCGAAGCGGACAACCGTCATGATAGAAAATGATATCAAAGTAGACTTGGAGTGTATCACGCAATAACCAACATATCCTATCTCGCTACCGTCTAATCATCTTGAAGGTGTTATTTACCAACGCATCAGTGATCCAAAAATGTTTACCGGACTTGCTAGAATTAGATTGGTACAAGCAAGATTTTAGGTAATTGTTCAGCTAGTTGACGATTATGAAAAAGCACTATTCATAAGCGATAAAATACGCGACCAATGGGAAAGTATTGAGCATAGTTACTTAGGAAATTATCCAGTGCAAACAGTAGAGCGTGGTAATTTCTGGCAAAATATGGAAGAACAGACAGATAACCCCAAGATTTATCGCGTTGGTCGTGATTTCATACTGACATATGCCGAGGACGCTAAATGAGAAACCGAGTAGAAGTTAAAGGATTAAGTGATCTTGAATCCGCATTAAAAAAACTGGGCGATGAAGTTGCGGTTAAGGTTTTACGCAAAGCAGGGAGTGAAGCAATGAAACCGGTGTTAGCCGACATGAAATCAAATTCGGGTTATGACGGGCTAAGCAAAAAAGAACATATGATAGATAGCATTAAAATCCGCACAAGCAGTAGCATGAAGGACACAAAAACACAAACCGTCGTCACAGTGAGAGTTGGCCCCTGAAAACAACATGCGATGAAAGCACGACGCAATAGTTTGGTACGGTTAAACAAATAGCGCGCCCTTTTATCCGACCCACATTGGATTATCACCGTGAATTTATCCTTAATGCCTTGGCCTTAGAAATTCGCGCCAGCATTGAAAAACATCGTTAAATAATAGGAGTTATTATGTCTGAAAATAAAACCTCGTCGGAATATGCCACGCTCCCCACAGGTACGGTGGTTAAATTTGGCAAACCGAGTGATAGCGTTGAAACGATGAAGCCACTCATTAATTGTAAAGCATCAGGCGCTACAGGTTTAAGTGGTAGCTTCATTGATTGGACGACACTCATAGATAAAAACAAGCAATTTATAGCTGATTTGCCTGAGGGCCCTGAAAAATCTATCGGATTTATTGATGATCTAGAAAATGAAAATTTTACGGCATTTTTAAATGCGGCACAAAAGAGAGAAACGGTTCAGCTTTATGTTGAGTTGCCAAACAAGCGGATAGCGACAATGGTTCTGTCATTATCAGGTTGGGAGATGAATGACATCAATGCGCCCGCAAGTGAAGTCATTCAGATTACGGTGAAAGGCAAACAGAATAATCTCACCTGGGGAACAGTACCCCAAAAGCCTTAACCGCCGACAGTACAAAACTTACGGCGGATAATATAAAGCTAACAACTGACAGCACAAAGAATAAGAACACATAAAGGGTAGGAAATAGTATGTCATCACTAAAATCCCGTTTATTAGCGCCGGATGTTTATGTAGAAAAACATCCCCTCTTTAGTACTGAGGTTTATTTACGTCGCTTAACAATTACGGAGCTTGATACGTATGAACAGACGTTAAAAAAGGCGCAGGACAATGGTTCAAATACGCAGGCAAGTATTGCAGGGGCGAACCTGATTTTGCAAACGATTTGTGATAAAGCAGGGCAACCCTTACCCACTGAGGAATTACCCACAGCAGAAGAACTCATCGCCACAAAATCTACCCACACATTGATTGAAGCCCTCAAGTTTGTTCAGCAATTTAGCTGTGGTAGTCTGGATAGCGCTAAAAAAACTAATCGACTCCGCTCGCTTAGGTTTTCTTTTTCAACTTGCTGATAGATGGGGTGAACCTGACCCGCGCAAAATTGCGGCTTTACCGAACGAAATACTTACGCACTTGCAAGTGTTTTTTCTGTTGGAAAGGGAACCCGAAGGGGCAGATATTACGGAAAATGAAGTCATTGCACATGATGATGTTAATCAGTAATGTAATACGATTATGAGGATGTTAAATGGTTGATGTCGCCAGTCTCTGGCGGTGGCACTGCATCTGAATGCCGCCAGTTTCAAATCACAGCTCACGGATGCTTACAGTATCGCGGCAAATGAATCCCGTCAATTCACCCGTCAGGTTGAAAGCAGTTCCAATGCGAGTGCGTGCGCCATTAATCAAATGGCGACACAGGCAAAGCGTTCGAGTGGTCAAGCCGCACAAGGATTTGGTCAACTTCACCATGTGTTAACGAAACTGGTTTCGGGTAGCAATGTTGCCGCCAGTACGATTTCAAATGCGTTGGTGCCCGCTTTTGAACGGTTATTCGGCTCTGCACAGGGTTCCACTTTTGATACTCAACGGCAGATGGCGAAAGAAGCCGCGCAAAGCGCGGTAGATTATGCATAGTCTACTATTGATGCCGCCAAAGCAGATGCTACCAGAGCGCAGCAGGGTTTAAAAACTGCACAGGCAATGAAAGTACAAGCCATCGCGCAGCGTGAACAGGTTTTTGCATCTGATGAATATCTTGAAAAGATGCGCGCTATCAACGCCCCAAATGGACTGAATACCGCATAAATTAAAAAGGTGTATGTGGCGCAAAATGCGGCAAATGCCAGAGCGATAGCGGAAGCGAATCTGGCTGAAATCAGTGCAAGTCAAAAAGCGGCTGCGGCTTCAGCGCAATTAACGACGGCACAGGCAGCGGAAATCACGGGTACCCGACAATTAGCTTTGGCCAAGTAACAACTTGCCGTTGCAAATACTGAGTTGAGTATGTTACAACGCGTAACAGGCCGGATTTCAGCTGCTTTCAGTAACCTCGTTAATCTGATGGGTGGGCCACTCAATGTGGGTTTGATGGCGACAGCGGGAATAGTATTTTATTTGTATTCGCAGTTTAAGGAAGCGGAAGAAAGGAAAAAGTCTTTTTATGCAGCCCTTCAAAAAGGTGGATTATTTTTATCGACAACAACGGTTGAATTGAATTTGTTAGCAGACCGACTAGGCGGGATAGCCGAAGCCTATAAAGCGGTGACTTCTGCTGCTAGTGCGGAGTTTACGGGCAAGCTATTGTAAGATGTGGCAGAGTTTGGGGCTAAACTTGAGGAGTCTGGCGGTAGTGTCGATATATTGGTCAGGCAAGCTGTCGGCTATTGGGGACTAACCGTTAAAAGCCTTGCGAAATTACGCAGCAGAAGGTGTGGAATTAACGCAATCGATTTACGAGCAAATTGCTGCCTTGGAAAGACGGGGGCAAATTGAAGAGGCGAAGGAGCTTGCAAGAACCGCCTATGAAAAACAGTATCAGGAAAATATCAAAGAGAGTGATCGTTTAACGCAGGCGCATAAAAAATCACTCGATAATATGACCGGCAGTTTTAACGTGTTGATGGCGGTATCGACGCAAAGTCTAACACTGTATAATCAGGTATTGCAAAAAGAAAAGGACAAGCAGGAAGCGATTTACGCCAAGCAACGCGAAGAGCGGGAAGCATAAACGAAAACCGAAAGACAGCTAGCCATTCATACCATCGAAACCGCGGCACAAATTAATGAGGGTAAAGATCCGCTGAAAGAAAGAGCAAGAATTCAGCAGGAAATTGATCAACGCTATAAAGATGGTGGCCTAACGTTGGATGAGTATACTAAGGAGCTAAAAGGACTGGACAAACTGTACGCCTCTCCACAAAAAACGTCCGGTAAAACCGTTGATGCAGGGCGTCAGCGAATTGAGCAACTACAACCACAAACGGCGACCTTACAGGCGCAGTTAATGGAAAATGAAAAACCGCTCGATTCAGAGCGGAAATTAGTCGCCTTTGAGCAAGAACGCACTCGATTAAAAGGGCAAACGCTGAATGCATCGCAGAAGAGCGTGTTAATTCATGCGGATGAAATTCGTGCACAGTTGCAAATCAATGCCGGGTTAGAGCGTGAATTACAGTTAAAAGCATTAAAGCAACGATTTTCAGATCAGGATTTTGAGATCACAAAACGTACGGCTCAAATGCAGCAGGAAGCACAGAATCGAATTCTGCAAATGACTATGCCCAAAGTAGATTATAATTTGATGCTTGAAGAACAACGCGTCAGGGATGACTGTCGCAGTCGGCGATATCAGTTTGATAAGGAAGTTTCGGATAAGACCTCATAACTTTATGCAGAACAGACTCAGTTTTTAGCGCAAGAAGAACAAAAGCAAATTGAGATAGTGAGAGTTGCTGCAATAAGTAAGGCGAAGAGGGCGCAAGATGGGGGGAAAGGCGTAGCCAAAGGTTGGCAGGAATTTGGGGCTGAAACAGAGAACGTATTTGATAATATGCGAAACATTACTAAAAACGCTTTCGAGGGCCTGTCAAATACGCTGGCTGACTTTGTGACGACGGGTAAATTTAACTTTTCTGATTTTGCGCAATCGGTAGTCAACGATATTACGAGAATGATTACAAAAATGTTGGTTTTTAAAGCGCTGGAATCGAGCTTAGGTGGCTCTGAGTTGGGTAATTTCCTTGGCATAAAGCCAACGCACTTGGCGATGTTTATCGTTCGTCGGGGTTAAGCGCCTATAGCAATACCGTCGTTGATTCACCGACATTATTCCCGTTTGCTAACGGCATTGGATTAATGGGAGAAGCAGGGCTAGAGGCAATTATGCCGTTAAAGAGAGGTGAAGATGGCTCTCTTGGTGTAAGAGCATTAGATTCATCTACAAATTTTGCTAATCCTGAAATTCACATTCATCAAACAATTAACGTCTCTGGAAATGAGGATAAAGCTCTTAATGATGCTATGCAACAAGCCGCATTAGCAGGCGCAAAGCAGGTGCTAGTGATACAATTGCCTTTATCCAGTGGGGTTTTTCGACTAATGGACGAACACGAAGACTACTGGGAGGATAGCGGTGGATATAATTGAATGGCCTGAAAATATCGTTCTTTCCGCTATGAACTGGCAACTGGTGAGTAACAGCAAAACGTTTACCTCAACGTTTACCGGAAGTGTTCAGACAGTGCGTTTTCCTAGAAGCAGTTGGTGGTGGAGCTTACCTTTCAATAACCTGACTGAGAATAAGTCACGTGAACTTGAAGCATTGGCTGCTGAATTTGACGGCGAAAGCGGACGAATAAAAATTTACAACTAGATACGAAAAGGTTTAATCGGTAATGGGGATCCGATAGTCAGTGCTGAAAATTAAACTGGCAGAATACTACAAACAAAGGATTGCAAGCCTAATTTAACTGTCATGCGAAAAGGAGATTATCTGACGGTTAACAATGAATTAAAAATGGTGACGGATAATGTGACTAGTGATGTTGATGGGAACGCTGCAATACCAATTTCACCGATGTTGCGATATACGCCTAAAATAAATGATAAAATAGAAACCCGTTCACCGTTTGGTATTTTTAAGTTAACAAGTAATGAACAAGGAAATTTCCAATCTCGACCAAGCATGTTTTCATCGGTAACCTTGGAGTTTGAGGAGGCACTCTACTAATGCTTTATCATCCTTTTTCAAATAACATGGTTAAAGCGATCAATAATGACTATGAACTTGTTATTGCCGTCCGTTTGGATTTAAAATCCGGCGTAACGCGTGCGCATACCGGCGTTGGTAATTTACCTATTGCAGGTGAAGTTTATCAAGGTGTTGGCTAGTTTGGTAAGGTTGAGCAGGTTCAGGAACAGAACAATACCAGCCCACAGCAGCTCATTTTATCTCTGTCAGGGTTTGACTCGCTGCATTGGTGATGTCATGAATGAGCGTAGTCGAGGCCGGAATGTACGGTTAATGCTGGTTGCTATCAACCAGGAAGGTAAGCCTGAAATAGCAGAGGTCATATTCGCTGGTCAAATCTCAACGATTGGGATGACGACAGGGAAGAGAATGCTGTTGCTGTGACGGTAATCGCTTTGAGCGCTGGTCAATGGGACTGCTAGACAGATTCACGGATGAGTCATGGCGTAAACGGAAAAGTGATGACTGTATATTCCGCGCTATGTGGCACAAATGGCTGAGCGGGCCATTTATTTGGGTAGTAAGAAAGATTCGCCCGCTTTTGTGTATAAGTGAAATTTGAGTAAAAGCTATTTCCCACTATAATGTAATGCTTTTTTTAATCATAGGACAAACAATGAAAAAACTATTGTTGCTGGTTATCCCAACACTATTTTCAGGCGCGGTAATGGCAAAGGCGGGTGAGAGTACGCTCTCTTTTGGGTATTTGAATGTAAAATCTGGTGGAGAGAAAATATTAACTGAGAAAGCGGATACAACAAAACCAGATCCTGAAGGAATTGCAACAGTTTATGCTGATGGTTATTCAAAAGCAGGGGGAGCATTTGTACGTTATCGCTATGAATTTAGTGATGATTGCGGGGTTATCAGTTCATTTGCTTATTCGAAAACGGACTATAACAAACTGATTACCTTGAATATTGATAAACAGACATCTAAACATACTTCTAATGTTAAAGGAGATTATATGTCTTTAATGGTTGGCCCCGCTTATAGAATTAATGAATATCTAAGTATTTATGGATTAGTAGGCTTGGGATATAGCAATGTAAACTTTGATTTGGATGTTACCAAATATGGTAAAAAAAGTTTTCAAAAAGCAGCACTAACTTAGCCTACGGCGTTGGTATGCAAGTCAATTTCTGGCAAGGCGCTACGTTAGATGTGGGTTATGAACGCTCCGGTAGTGGTGAGTGGAAAACAGACGCTTTTACCATTGGTTTAGGATATAAATTCTAATGCGACGTCGAGACTGGGCAACCAGACTACCCAATACCCTAAGGGCGGCGATGAGTCGCCCTTTTTCATGGGGCGAACATGACTGCTGCCTGTTCGCTGCTGACTGTGTAATTGCCGTTTGCGGTTTTGACCTGTGTTTGGAAATTCGGGGACGTTATCGCTCAAAAGCGGGCGCATTACGAGTATTAAAAAATCAATTTGGCGATTTATAACAAGGGGTAAGCTGTTTTTTCAATACGATACTCGTTGAACAGGCAGGGCGGGGCGATGTAGTAATGTTTGATGGGGATGAAGGCTTAACGCTCGGTGTTTTGTGGGCCAATAAGATTTGGGCAGTGACCGATATTGGCGCAAGACCCGTTGATAGAATTCCTATCATGGCATGGAGAATTGAGTAATGGGCAAGACCGTCACAAGCGTTATTGGTGCGGGTTTGATGATAGCGGGCGTCGTGGCAACGGGCGGTTTGGGACTGGTGTTGATGGCAGCGGGTTTGGCTGTCCAAACCGCAGGGTCATTGTTATTTCAGGATAAGCGGCCCTCTGGGGGCTATCGTGACCAGGCAGAGCGCAAGCAGATTTTACGCTCGTCGACGGCGTCAGAAACGGTGATTGTGGGCAAAACAATTTGCTCAGGGCTACTCTTTTTTGCGTAAGAAAAAAAAGGCGAACAGGATAAAAACGAAAAACTTTTCTTGGCAATCACACTGGCTGGACATAAAATCAGTCGCATTGGTCAAGTTTGGCTTAACGACGATACGATAGGCTCTTTTGGCGATAAAGCCGATTACGAATTACATAACGATAGAAAAAGAGTTGATCCTTATTTAGTCAAAAATGCCCCAAGTTGGAAAAACGACATGATAGGCCGAGGCTTAGCCTGGCTGAGATTAACGCTAACCTATGATGCTGAAAAATTTCCCTATGGTGTGCCTAACGTTAAAGTGGAGGTTTGGGGAAAAGAAATATTCGACCCAAGATCGAACAGAACCAATTGGAGTAATAATGGCGCACTGGTAATTTTAGATTTCTATCGGAGTTACCTAAAAGTGCCCGATAGTGATATCGACTTTAATGTCTTTAAAGTTGCTGCGGATTTATGTGATGAGTCAGTGACGACCCCAGAGGGTAAGTCTAAGCCGCGTTATACCTTAAATGGTGCTTATGAGTTATCGGAATCCCCTGCCTCTATCCTTGAACATATGCACCGTTGTATTGGCGCAGAACCGACATACATTGCAGGGCAACACGGTATATTAATGTGGGCGTATCATGGCCCTGCTACGCTTAAAATTGAACCACATTAAATCATCGACACGGTGAGCATTACACCTGAACTGTCGTTAAGTGAGGCGACCAATGCTATTTATGGTACTTTTGTTGATGCGGAACAGAAATACACTAAAACGGACTTTAGCTCAATTGTAGTGGATAAATGGGTAGCAGAAGATGGACTTGAGATTAAAGAAAATATCGATTATCGCTTTGTGAGCAGTCCTTATCAATCTCAGCGTTTAGCCAACCTCTATTTATGCAAGAAACGGGCGGGAAGACGTGTTCAACTAACATTAAACTTAGATGGCTACGCTTATCGTCCTGGCGATGTGGTATTGCTCGATTTACCGAATTTAGGCATTAAATCGCTTGAATTTCGCGTGGCTGAATGGAAATTTCATCCGCAGGAAGGCGTAGAAATTCTGTTAGAAGAGGACGGCGCGTATATTTACGAGGATATTATTGGTAAGCCTTTTGAAAGACCGCCATTTACTGAACTACCAACAGGTGGCATTGCGCCCCCGATAAATCTTACCTTTATGCTTGTGAATATTGGTGATGTGGTTCAAGGGTATCTAAGCTGGGAAAACGCCGCGGCTGATGTCCGTCACAATAAGGTAAATATCATTGAACAAGGTAAAGTGATTCAAACTATTCAGGTGCCAGGCGAGCGTGTTGACATTGCAGGATTACCAAGAGGAGTCTATCGCGTTGAGGTCAGAGCAATTAATGCAGCAGGGGCAATATCGCAACCGACCATTTGTGATTTTTCTATCGAAGCCCCACCTCCTCCAATCAGTGTTGATATTACTGTCGGCATGTTTTCATTAACTGCTGCGCCACGTCAAGGGGATTCTGCATCGTATGGGAGTAACTTTGAGTTTTGGTTGAGCGATAAGAGATTGTCGGACTCCTCAGAAAATGAAGTTATTAACCATGCCACTAAAGACGGGCAAGGACAGTTCTGGACACAGGAAAATCTTAAAGTTGGCCATGTGTATTTTTTCTATATTCGCACGATAAACAGTTATGGAAAATCGCCTTTTGTTGAAGCATCAGGCAAACCAGATAGTTTACCGGGTGATATTTTAGAAGAAATTGACAAAAAGATTAACGAAACGGAAGTCATTAAGCAGTTAAAAAAGGGATAGAGAGTAACACCGAAGCCAATTTTAGAAAACGCAAAAAGACTAAATGGTAACTTTGAGCACTTCATGCGCCAAAATGGCAAGATGAAAGCCGAAATTGTTAGGGTTGATAATTATGTGGTAACCGATACCAAAGCCTTGGCTGAATCTATCCATCAGGTCAGGGTAACCGCGGATAAATCTTGGGCATCGGCGCAGAACTGGCTACAAGCCAAATACGACATGAAAAAGGGCGAAGCTTCTGTAACGTGGACATCGTTAGTCAAGATTCACCATGACGGCGTAGATTATGACGCTGGCATGGTGATTGGTGCTGAGCTTAAAAACGGTAAAGTCACAACTCAGATTGGCTTTAGTGCACAGACTTTCATCGCCTACAATCCGGCTAATGGTAAGATGGAGCCGGTTTTTGCCATCAAAAACGGATAGGTAATTTTTAACGATACGCTAATAAGTAAGGCAACCATTGAAAATGTAATAGTCGGAATGGATTTAAAGTCTAAAAATTATATTCCCGGACAACAAGGAACGCGTATAGATATGGTTAACGGTAATTTTGAAGTTAACAGTGTATCTTCTACTTATCGTACAAGACTGACAAATAAAGGTTTTTATGTATATTCGGGTAATACTCCGATTATAAAGCTTGGAGAATTTATATGATTGGCTTAAGAATAATAAATCCAGATGGTTCTTCTTTTTCTTTTAATGAAAATACAACTCCAGCGACAAACATATGGACAAAAGCTGTTGACGTAAGAAGAGGTGTTTAGACTTGCCCCAACCCAATACCGCAAGGTTATAAATTTGTGCTATCTCGGGGTGGGGCCCTTGCTAGTGTACGATTTGTGCAGCAGGGTAACGCTATGGTTGTTGCAGGAACAGAAACATTAGTCTCTTATTCTGAGTCTAATCGTTTGGTGATAGTGCATAATTTGCACTGGGTAGGGACTGAGCCTATTCAAATTATAGCTTATCCAGACTATAGTAAAATATCTATTGCAGGAAATGCTGGGTTAAAGATATTAGGTAGCGCTATTTTTCTAAATTCACTACCGATAACAGGTTATTCATACGCTTTTCATAAGAAGATTATGATTATTGATGGGGTTTTTAATCCTTTAGAATTAGGAGCTGGTTTAACACCAGATAATGCCATTTATTTTTTTATTCTACCGATGCAAAAAATTATATTGGTAGAGAGCCTATCAGGGATGGGGTGGAAGTGTAAAAAGTTTAAGGATTTCAAACATAAGACGTGATTCACGTAGCTTGGCAAAATCTAAATATTATGTAATTTCTTTTTTAGGACAGCTAAATCTGGCGAACTAGAGATCAGGGGGTGCGGACTAAAATTACGTAATATTGATGGTAATGTGATATTTAATTCTCAGTTTAATGTTATGACAAAACCTGTTTTAGTACCAAGCACTGAATTTGCGGTTGGAAAAGGAAAAGCAATTCCAGGAATAAAAAGGCCGATGTACACTCTTCAACGTGTCGGTGACTATTTCTGGCGTACAGATGGTGGCTACCTTGACTACCTCAATATTTTTCAAAATAGCAAAACAAGTTTAGGACTTTCTCGTTACCGATATTTTTATAATTCAGCATATATTGGTGAAACGACAACCGCCTTGTCATCTTTCCCTGTATTAGTATTGGATGCAGAAGATTACTTTAAATTCTAATAAAATATCGATTCTTTTGGTCGCGGAAAATTAAATATGATTTATACAGAAGGTACAGTCACAACCGTGTTAGGCTCTACTATTGTAAAAGGCTCAGGCACGAAATGGAGTAGCAATAATCCATTAGTCTCACCAGGCATGTTAATGTTCATTAAAAACGGTGATATGAATTATCCTTACATGATAAAAGCTGTTAACAGTGACACGGAATTAGTACTTGCTGAAGAGGCGACATTTTCAGCTACCGACACAACATACACGATTAATCTCACTGAACCAAATAATAATTCTGATGCGGCAAGAGCACTGGTTGCAGCTAACACTTACATCCTCTACTTTCTGCAAAAGATGGATACCTGGATGGGTGAAAATGGAATTGTTGAGCTTACTGTTATCTAGTGGAAAAATCATTAAACTCGAATCGATTAAGGCATTACAGAAATTAGTTAAGGGTAAAGCCAATGCAAGTGATATTTAAAGAGATAAAAGATGAGTTAGAAAAAAAGCAGATACAACAAAAGTTAATGAAATAAGCAATTCAGTTACAGAAATAAGTAAAGATTTAGCTAACAAATTTGACAAAATCAATGTAGTTCAAGAAGTTAGTAATGCAACTGACAAAGTGATTAGTTAAAAAGCATCTACTGATAGTTTTGCCAAGAAATACTCGCAGGAAGTACTTAGAACAGGCAATATCGTTATCAAAAGTGGTAACGATTACTCCGCCCTGATGATAGAAAGAAAAGATGGCCGCGTACTTGCGCCTCAAACTTCTACTGATAGTGCTTATTTTGCCTATGGAGAAGGTGAAAAAGAAATAATCACTATTCCATACAACACGAATGGCACAATGATGGTAACAAGTGATTATATTGTTGACGGCAATGGCTTTGTTAAAAAAGCATCGCCCATTATCAAAATTTTTTCTAATGGAAATTTTGAAACGAATGATGAGTCAGAAGGTGCAACTGTTCAACAAATTGAACAGGGAAATATTTAATTAATGGGGTGTTGGGTTATAACGCTGATGGAGCATGGGGTATAAATGGTGGGATCACAAATACCAAAAAATAGCAATGGCTTATCGTTAATTTATATCAAAGATAAAATTCTATCTAACGGTAACATCGAGATTCAAACATTTCACCGGCAGCACACCCATTTGCTTAAAGATTTCCAAAACTGGCGGGTTAAAGAAATTATTGACGGCAAACTAGTTTATTACGCTGACGGTGAGCAAGTTGATATTCCATTATCAACATGGCTAGATGTGAGGGTAGAGATGCCTAATGATTCAATCTGGAATCAGCAACACGCGAAAAAAGAATAGCCCCATCACAGTGGCATCATATTAGCAGCGTTGGAGGAAGTTGTTAACTATTAGTTGTTGGTTGCGGGTAGGGGGTTTTGTGAGAACTAGTGGTTTTGTTCTTTGCGTTATGGCAAAGATAGCATATGAGGTGAAAAAATAATTTGTACATAATTGTGTATATAAAGATAAATTTAAAATCATTAATTTATTTAAGTTAATGATTTTAAATTATTAATTTGATAATTAACTTATTTGGCATATAAATGATGATGAGATTGGTACAGTGTTTGGAATTGGTTTTCCTCCTTTTACGGGTGGACCATTTAGATATATGGATCAACAAGGTATATCAAATATTGTTGATATAATGCATCGACTAGCACAGAAATATGGTAACAATTTTGTTCTTTGCGAAAGGCTAATGCAAATGGCTAAATCAAATAAAAAATTCCATCAGTAGTTGATTATTTTAGTAGCATTCTAAACCTTACTAATATCATGGTATTAGGAGTAATTTCTATTTAACTTGATATAAAATAAACTTTTTTCGTTTTTTATGAAAATAAAGCGGTTCCTTTTTTTGTAATTTTAGTGCAGAATCTCGGGTTGCTTTGCCCTGCATATTTTCCGACAACAACATTAGCGAGTAATGAGAGGGCTCCTATCTAAGGGGTTAGGTGAAAATATTTTACTCAAATGGTGGATTATGCAAGTTTTTATTATGCGTCATGGTGACGCAACGATGAATACAATAAATGATGAAGCAAGAGAACTTACTCTTAAAGGAATTGAAGAATCTAAATTAATGGCCAATTGGCTAGCACAACAGAATCCAGTGTTCGACCAAGTGTTTACCAGTCCATATGTAAGAGCAGTACAAACTTATCAGGCAATGCAGCCATTATTGCCCTATTCAGGCGAACAAGAAGTATTAGCAGAACTTATTCCTGCTGGTGATCCCCAATCTATTGCTAATTATTTGCAATTACTTGCCGATGGAGGTGTAAGAACAGCATTGATTATTTCTCATTTACCATTAGTTGGTTATTTGGTATCAGCTTTGTGCCCACAAGAAATCCCTCCTATGTTTCCAACTTCTGCGATTGCTTATGTAGAGATAAATACCGAAATGCGGCACGCTGAATATAGATGGCAACGGGGACCTTCTCAAATATTGCATAATGTTAATAAACTAGCGGCACATTTCTAG